AGCGCCAGTCAAGGACGAGGTCATTTGCGGAATTCGCTAAGGATGTTGTGGAACACATGTTCCGCAATCAGGCTTTGGCGGGGGACCATCGTGAGGCTCTCAACAACCAGAGAGACTACCTGTTGAAGCTGCGGCAGGGCGGGACACAAAGGCCTAGGAGGACAGAGTTGCATCACTGGCCCCAGTTTGAAGCGCAAGCCGGGGAGTGGTGGTGGCCATCCTTTTGGACCACAAGAACCGAGGAACCAGTTGTCGAGCCTGTGAAGGACGACATGGTTGAGATTGAGTTGAACCCAGCGGCGGTAGCGCATGCTGAGTTTGTGTCGTACAAGGACTACTGTAAGGACTTGTTCCTAACAGTACTTGCGTCGGACGCATACAAGTTCATTTCATCTCGCCAAGGTATGATGATTCTCCTGGGTTCTGTCGTCACTGTGTGTGCTGCATTAGCACTATACAGAGGAACGCAAGGACAAGGAGAGGACTCTTCTCGAGACAAAAACAAGGGTGTGCATCATACAAAGGACGTGCGCATTGCTAGTGTCGAGCTCCCAGCAAAGGGCACCACTAGTATTGTAGAGAGCTCCGGTAAACTAACACGAGCGGTTGGTACGACTGAGAGGCTCGAGTATCATGGACTTGCAGAGTTCATGGTAGCCAAGTGCAAGGCCACGTCAAACAGCTATGACGTATACATTGAGATTGAAGGAGCTCACCTTAGGGTTGGAGCTGCTCTCTTCGTGCGTACTAATTACGCTGTCATGCCATACCACTACTTCATCCTTATCAGAGAGTACCTTGAAGAGAGACCGTGCAGGAACGTGATCTTCAAACCTACCTTTGGTTCCAAGCGTAACTCGTTTTCCATGGAGTTTTCGGACTTTATGAACCTCGAGAACCATTACGTCAATGCCTCTAAGGGTGTTACTGTGGTCAAAGTACCAAATGTCACTGCTCACAGTGACATCGTGAACTTCTTCGTCACTGAGGATGACTTGCGTGTTTTTCGGAACCGCTTTGTTCCAGTGGTGATTGACTTCAGTAGCTACCGAGAGGGCACCCACACCATCCTTCGCCATCACACATACACCACCATGGAGATTGGACCTAGTGAGATCGCAGGTCGGATGAACGACAGGACCCTAACCTACAGCGCCAATACCGCCAAGGGTGATTGTGGATCTGTCGTGTACTTCGAGAGCATGAACGCAACCATGCAAAGGCAGATGGTTGGCTTGCATGTTGGCGGTGCTGGCGGTCATACAGGGTGTTGTAACATCATCACACAGGAGATGCTGAACAGTGCTTTGGAGCAGTTTAGTGCTGTCATAGACGAAGGCGTCGTGGCAGGGGTTGTGGTTGGAGAGACCGCAAGACTCGCTTACGAGGGCTTTGAAACCCTCGGTGAGATGAGTCGAGCGATGAACCTTAACCGTAATTCTACCCTGAGACAAAGCAAGATTGTGTGGG